AAAAGACAGAACGTGGGTGGATTCAACTCACAGATATTATTGAAGATAAGATCAGATTCTCTACAGATAAGATGAAGAATTTTCTATCTCAGCTTAAGACTGAGAGCATCCATGTAGATGAAAAGTTTCAGCATAGACTGCTCATAGGAGACACTTACTATGACATGCTGAAAGGTGGGCTTCATTCTGTACGAGATCCGGAAATATTTCAGGCAACAGATGATGTTGATCTGGTTGATGCAGATGTTTCAAGTTACTATCCAAATTTCATGATTAACTTTGGAGTATATCCTGAACATCTGGAACTAGAGTTTCTAGAGATTCTAAAAGATATTACTTATACCCGACTTAAGGCAAAGAAAGCTGAAGATTGGGTAACATCAGATGGTTTAAAAATAACCATTAATTCTGTCTTTGGTAAGATGGGATTCTTCTATAGCTGGATGTATGATCCTAAAGCTATGTTTGCTGTAACTATTAATTGTCAACTGTTTCTTCTCATGCTTATTGAGATGCTGGAAGAACACGACTTCAAAGTCATTTATGGTAATACTGATGGTATTACTACATATGTGCCGAAGTCTAGAAGAGATGAATATAATTATCTCTGCAAGCGTTGGCAGGAATATACAGATTTTGAACTTGAGTTTGTGGATTATCAGAAAGCTGTCATTCGTGATGTAAATAACTATATCATTGAAAAGAAAGATTCTGACGAACCAAAGATGAAAGGTATATTTGACACTGAGCGATGGAAATCTTTTAGAAAAGGATATGAATATCCTGTAGTACCTCATGCAGTAAGAGAATACTTTATCAATGGAATTCCAGTAGAAGTTTCTATACAGAATCATCAAGATATTCTTGATTTTTGTATAGCACAAAAAGCTGGAAGAAAGTTTGATATTATCTATTACTGGAATGACAATGATCAGTTAAAAGAGAAGAAAGTACAGAAAACCAACCGTTATTACATAGGAAAGGGTGGTGGATCACTCGTTAAGCGTTCTAAAAAGCGTGAAATTTCTATGGTAGCTGGTGAACCTCTGATTCTTCTTAACAAACATGATGAAGATAAGCCTATCGAATCATATAATATTAAGTATCAATATTATATAAAAGAAGCTTATAAAATCATAAACGAATTCAAAACCAAACAACAAAGTTTATTCTAATGAAATACAAAATAATTAAAGGAGTTCAAATTGAAACTCATAACTGTTAAATAGTAGTATTATGGCTGAGCCGATGAAAACAACTAACGAAATAATTGATGAAACTATCGCAATGATTAATGTTCATGGAAGATGCATGGAAAATGGCGATAGTGGTACGTGCATGTACCGGAAAGGGAACCATCCGGGATGTGCCGTAGGTAGATGTATAATCCCGGAAAAATATGATAGTGAGATAGAATTCAATGACCTTTCTGATGTGTGTGATATTATGGGACTCGAATTAGATGAGTTTTTAATAGAGGATTACAGAGGGCATAGCATGAGCTTTTGGAGTGCTCTTCAGACTCTCCATGATCGTCCAAATTTCTGGGATGAAGACAACAAGTTAACTAAAGATGGAGAGAAATTTGTTAAATTAATCAAAGAAAAATATGAAGATTGATCAGTCTAAGCTAAGAAGGCAGGAACAGATAGTTCAACGGTGGGCTGACAATGGATTCAGAGGAACTCTTGAAGCCGTAACTGGTTTCGGAAAAACCTTTGCTTCTCTTCTTGGAGCTAAAAAGTACTTTACGACTCTGAAAGAAGAGGGCAAACTCACTCAATATAGAAACGAATGCGACTATATGCTCGTGGTCGTTGTTCCTACAGATTACCTACGCAATAAATGGACAGAAGATCTCCAACGTCATAACCTCACGAGTTGGGGTAAAGTACGTGTGGATACTGTTCATAACTTAACAAAAGAAGACATTAGTACAGCGATGCTGATATCTGATGAACTTCATATGTATGTAGGAGAAGACGCGAAAGTATTTCCAACCGTCTTCAGAAAAGTGCAGACAGATGCCGTATTTGGTCTTACTGCTACACTTGGATATGAAGGTATATTGAGAGATCTGGTCGATTCTTTCTGTCCGGTAATTGACACTGTGACTACAGAAGAAGCCTTAGAGAATGGCTGGGTTAGTGATCACGTTATCTATAACCTTGGCGTGCCATTGACTGAAGCTGATAAGAAACAGTATGATAAGTTGAATAAGGACTTTCATAAGTACTTTTCAACCTTCGGTCATGACTTGGATAAAGCAATCGCTTGTGCTTCTAACGAAGATGAAGCTAGGCGTTGGGCTCTTTCCAAGAATATGGATACAGAATATGTTCGGATTCGAGCGTGGAACTTTATGAGAGTGATGCGTGAGAGGAAGAATTTTCTCTACAATGCCCCTGTCAAATTGGATATAGTGAGTCAAATCGTCAGTAGATTTCCTGAGAAGAAAACCATAACTTTCTCTCAGTCAACTGACTTTGCTGACAAATTATCCGAACGATTGGGGGATATTGCCGTGTCTTATCACAGCTCTTTGAGTACTGAAATAAGAGACGAAGACGATAACATTATTGCTGTTGCTGAAAAAGTGAAGACTCCGGAAGGGGCTCGCACTCGTTATAATGATGGAATGAAACTTCATACGTGGAAATCCATCAAAAAAGCATATGATGATAAGGAACTTACCAGATTCGGTAAGAAACGTCTTAGAGAAGATGCTCTAAAAAAGTTCAGGGACAATCGTTATAAAGTCAATGTCATGTGCTCTGCAAAGGCTCTTGATGTAGGCTTGGATATTCCTGATATAGAAATGGGCATTGTCGCTTCTGGAACCTCAACTACAAGGCAGAATATACAACGCAATGGTCGTGTAATTCGCTATGTAGAAGGTAAACAAGCCATTATTATCCAGATTTATATTCTGGACTCTCAAGATGAGAGATGGTTGAAAGAAAGACAGGGCGATAATCCAAACGTCAAGTGGATCTATAGTGTAGATCAGATAGCAGCATAGCCGGATGAAATCAAAATCCGTTAAATTCAAACGTTAACTTTAACATGCTAGAAGATGTAAAACAATTCACTGATTTTCTGTGCAAATGGAAAATAACTCCAAATCAATTTTATCTATGCTGGCTCTTGTATTGGGATCATAAGGACTATATCGGTGGTAAACATCGTAATCCAAATGATCCCCTTACATTTGCCTGTGTTTATAAATATACTAAAACGGTAAAATCATGGACAGTGAAGGAAGTTGAAGGACTAGTAGAGAAAGGTCTCATTAAGAATACTTCTGGAAAGAAGATGAAGATCGAATCTATGGAGGTCACAGACAAGTTCATCGACGCAGTTCTCGTGAATAGGGATCGTGAAGATGAATTCTGGGACTTTTATCCATCTTGGATAGATAACTTTGAACATCCTTCAAAACCACAAATTAACCTGAAAACTGCTCCCGAGGATGTAATCAAGAAGAAATATCGCAAGCTCGTGAGAACAAAGAAGAAACACGAGGAAGTGATGGAAATCTTGAAGTGGGCAAAAAGAAACGATAAGATACGAGTAAGTATCAAGAATTTCGTTGAAGGTAAAATGTGGAAGCAATACAAAGAACTCATGGAAAAGCAAGGCGGTGGTGACGAAGGACAATTTGGAAATAAAACTGCCTTTTAATTATGAGTTATAGTAAACTTCTTGAACTAGTCGAACGAGGACAAAAGGGTGATTATCCTTGGATTCCTCTTGGTCAACCTAAAATAGGAAGGCATGTAGGCATAGGTAAACGTCTGTATCATCTCGTAGGTGGAGATCCCGGAACTGGGAAAACTGCGTTTGTTGATCAGAACTATGTATTAAATGCTTACGACTGGTACATCAATGACAAGCCTGAAGAAGATGAGACAAAGTTAAAAATCATCTACTTCTCAATGGAAAGAAGCAAGGAGAATAAGCTTGCTAAATGGGCTGCTTTAAAGCTCTGGGAAGAAGAAGGTATTATCCTTGATGTTCCAACAGTTCTTGGTTGGGGAACTGCAAAACGAAAACTAACCGATTTTGAGAAGAGAAAACTCAAAGAATATGAAGATTTCTTCGATGGTAAAATGCTTAAGGATGTACATATTCTCGATGGAGCTACAAATCCTACCGGTGTTTATAAACAACTGGTAGATTGGGGCTTAAGAAATGGTAACGAATACCGTCGAGATGAACATGGGAATGTGTATCGAAAGGACAGACAAAAGTATCTGAACAACCAAGAGTGTTGGGAAAAGATACGAGAATCTGATCTTCCCAATGATGTGGAAGTAAAGAGATATGAATCTGTCTATAAACCTGACGACGAAAAACTTGTTACTCTTGTGGTTCTTGATCACATGGGTGTCGTTAATCATGAAAGCGGACTTGGAGATAAAGGTACGCTGGATAAGATGAGTAAGTATTTTCAGGCTTGTAGAGATTACTACGGGTACTGTTTTGTCGCCATCAATCAGTTTAATCGCAACAACGCAAATATCATGCGTCGAGTGAACACTGATATGAGCCCTGAAAAGCAAGATTTCAAAGGCTCTGGTAACATGTATGAGGATGCAGATGTCGTTCTTGCACTGTTTAATCCCTATGAATTTGGAATAAGTCATTATCTGCAATACAAGGTTAAAGATCTTGTTAATGACGAGGGCTACAATCGTTTCCGAAGTGTAACGATATTGAAAAATACGTATGGCATAGATAATGCAGCTTTCGGATTGCAATTCATAGGTGAGTGTGGATACTATAACGAGTTACCTAAAGCATCTGACATGACTTCGCAGATGTATGATGAAATAGTTTATCCAAACGGAATAGCAAATTAAAAAGTAATACAACATGAGTAGAATTATCGCTGTTGTAGGTGAATCTGGACGAGGAAAATCTCATGCCATACAGTTCCTTGATCCTGAAAGCACCTTCATCATTAATATTTCCGGAAAGGATCTTCCTTTCAAAGGGTGGATGGGTGATTATCAACCCTATTCAGACGACAACCCTGATGGAAATTATTATGAAACTGCTGAGGCAGAAAAAATTGTCGGTCTTCTGGAGCGTATTAACACTACGAAGCCGGAGATCAAAACTATTGTCGTAGATGACTATCAGTACTTGATGTCAACCGAGTTCATGAATCGAGCGAAAGAAAAAGGTTGGGATAAGTTCAATGACATTGGCAAACATGCATGGGATGTCATTAACACTGCTAAGAATCTGCGACGAGATCTGAATGTTATCTTCACATTCCATGTAGAGAGCATTCAGGAAAACTATAAGCCCAAAGAGAAGATTAAGACTATCGGAAAGATGGTTGATGATAAGGTTACTCTCGAAGGCTTATTCACTGTTGTGCTTTATGCAGACGTAGAGCATGACTCTGATGGAGGAGATAATAAATACTTCTTCAAGACTCAAACTGATGGAGTAAATACTGCTAAATCTCCACAGGGAATGTTTGAAGATTATCGCATTCCAAATAACATGCAGTATGTTCTCGACAAAATCGAGAAATACAACAAAGGTTAACCTTACAATTATCAAATACCAAGATGAATAACGATTTCAATAACGTTTTTGACGAACTCACTCCACTCTCCAAGAGCAATACATATGCTCGACAAGACTGTGATTTGCTTTACAACCCGGAAAAGGGCAAACATGGAAAGTTTGAAGTAAGCAAAGCACTGTTTCGTCGCTTGAACTTGAACGACCATGGTTTTCATGTGCTGACCGGTAATGGTGAAGCATATATTGGCATTGTCCCTAACGAGAACGCTATCGTGTATGCTGGACGACCAGATGCAGATAACAAAACTCGTGAGTTTGCAGCAACTGAACTTCGTGACAGCCTTAATGACGAAGGCATGGAAGGAAATAAGTTCTGGTTCGAATGGGCTGGAGAGAAAGATGAAGTAGAGTACTATCGTCTTACTACAGAGGAGCCTACTGACTCAGCTGATGAAGCCGGAGAAGAAGTTCCGGTAAGTGACGAGCAGACGAACGGAGAAGTTTCTCTGTAAACAGCAATAATCATCTTTTAAAGCAAGTATATAATGTTTCAAGCAGATAAAGAAAAAGCACAACCATCTGGAGCTAATTATCTACAGGTTCCTTATAAAGGTCCTGTAAGCTTCAAAAGCTTCGAGAAGAAAAAAGTAGGAAACACCGAAAAGTGTTTCGTAGCTGAAGCTAAGCTTCTGGGTGAAGATATTCAGGGCAATGACTGCTCTGGTATCACCAAGGAATATGTCGAATGGAATCCGGAAGGAAAAGGAGATAAGAAAACTGAGAATGCAGTAAACCGACTGGCTTACTTTGCATCTCATCTTGCTCCACCGGAAGAAGTATTTGACATCAAAGCTGAATCTTGGGAAGAGTATGTGGATAAAACCATCATGCTTCTGAATCAACACAGCGCAAAAGACCGTGACGACATTGAGATGAAGTTTGTCGGTTCTGTGTATCAGGGCAATCCCAAGATCACTACTCCCGGTTATCACTCTTTCATTGCCAATCAAGACTCCGAAAATAGTCTGGAATGGTCTCAGAGTGAACAACAAGATAACCGAGAATATCTTGAGGTTAAGAACTCTTCTCCGACGAATCCGGAGGAAGCCGACAAGATTGAAGATCTTGGTGATCAATCGTTCTAAACTATTAAAGGAAGGGGTGAAATATCCTCTTCCTTTTTCTTATATTCAGATATGAGTAAAACGCAATCTGATTTGTTTCAACCATCTCCTACAATAGATAAGCAATACATACTTGATAACCTCTCCCAAGAACAAATAATGGAAAAGTATCTTGGAGTAAAGGTACAATTTGATCACATGTTTCACAGTCCACTTCGAGTGGATAACAATCCAACATGTGTATTCTCTTGGAAAGACGATAAGTTATGGTTCAGAGATTGGGCTATGAATTATCCTCTTGACATCTTTGCAGTGGTAATGAAGAAGTATCTTTGTGGCTTTTATGAAGCTATACAGATTATAGCAGAAGACTTTGGTATAAAAGACAAGGAAACTTCAAGAGAATTAGCAAAGAATCCTGTTGAGATACGAAGGAGCAGAGGTAGTCGAGATTCAGAAAAAAGTAGGATACAGGTTAAGATGCAAAAGTTCACTGATGTGGACATAGAATATCTGAAATCGTATGGTATAACGAGTAGTACAGTAAGCACATTTAATGTATTTAGTCCGGAAGTAGTTTGGCTCAATGGAGAAATATTTTATGTCTATGACAGACAGAATCCAGCATTAGCCTATTACTTTGGAACGGACGAGGAAGGACATCAAAAGTGGAAGATCTACTTTTATAAGAAAAGAGGTGATTTTCGTTTTCTGGGAAATACCAGTAGGATAAATGGCTGGATACAGATACCTCAGACAGGAGAACTCTTAGTAATAACGAAGAGCCTTAAAGACGTCATGGCAATGTATGAGTGGGGACTAGATGCAATCGCTATGCAAGGAGAGTCCACAATTCCTTACGACTATATTATCGAGGAACTAAAGCAACGTTTTGAAAACATTGTAACGTTCTACGATTACGATGACGCTGGCATAAGAAATGCTGAAAAGATAAGAGAACTGTATGATATACCGTCTGTATTCCTAACAAATCAAAGCCTTGGGATTAATCCCGGAAAGGCAAAGGATTTTTCTGACTATGTAAAGCTAAACAGCAAGAATGCTGTAACAGAACTGGTTGAAGCCATTAACACTAGCACTTTAATAAATGGCGACAATAGGACAAGTTCTGGAAAGGAACTTGCGGATCTACAACGAGAGCTACCACAAGTCGATAGACAAGTATGAAGCTGATTATCAGATCATTAAAATGATCAATCAGTGTAAAGACAAAGTTGAAGTGATGAAGTGGTGTCTTAGAAAACTAGATCCTAAGAGTTTCTTAGCCTATAGATTAGAAAAACAGATTTATCTACATGAAAGCAATAGCTGAAATCACAATCCCCAAGTACCCGACAAAGATAAAGATGTCGGAGAAAACGAGAGCTGTGTATTATAAACTGAATAAAACTCGATGGAAGCCACGAAAGCTTCCAAAGACGTACCGAGCCAAACTTGAAGAAGGTATATGGTCAAAAGACTCAAAAGGATATTTGCGCGACGAGGACGGAGAAAAAGTCCTAGCAAATCCTCAGAAGGCAGGAAAGCCAAACTACGAGTATCTGTCAGGAAACAGATTTACCACCGGCTTTGGTCATTATATGGTACGAAAGAAAATTGTTGATGGACTCAAGGATTATTACAAAGAGTTCATTGATCTAGATCCAATTGAGACATTTCCTCTTCGATGTGAGTGGGAGTTTCACTCCAAGATTAAAGGAGCAGCAAACTTTGATATGTCAAACTTTTGGTTCTACTACAAGTACTTTGAAGATAGTCTTGTAGATGAAGGAATACTTCCTGATGATAATATTCAGTATGTCACACAGCCCGGAGCACCACTTTTTATACCAGTGGACAACTGGGAAGATCGGAAATTCGTGTTCCGTTTCTATCATGATAACAGAGAAGTTTTAAACGATAAAGAAACATGGAACCAATAACATTTGACAATTATCGCGATTACGATGCGATTAATTATAGCAAGTTAAAAACGCTCAGTGATCATCCACGTAAGATACACGAAGAACGTGATTGGAGCGATGGTCTTGAGTTTGGTGACGCACTTGACTTGCTGGTATTTACTCCTGACCTATTCAGAGAAGAGTACTATGTCGGAAACATGGATAATGAGCCCTCTGACAGGGTAAAGAATATCATGGAAGATGTAGTACGAAACTACGGCGAAGAAATAACTGATGATCATGTTATTGAAGCTGCTAATAGAGAAGGATATGGCGAGAGTTGGAATCGAAACACTCGTCTGAATAAAATTCTCCGTACTTATGGAGGAGCACGATATGCTCGCATGTTACTTGATTCTCGTGGAAAACGAGTAATGAGTACCGAGCGTCACATGCAAATTACGCAAGCAGTAGAAACACTAAAGAAGCATGAATGGACAAAACATCTGTTGTTTGATGATCTTCCGGATCACATGCAACGATTCACTCAGTTTCCTATGCTCTCTTTTGGTAAACCACTGTATAAATCTCTTTTTGATCTGCTTATTGTAGATCATAAAAAGAAGAAGTTCTATCCATGGGATCTGAAGAATACCGGAGTTCCGGTTCATCGCTTCAGAAGTCAATTTGTATCTTATCAGTATTATCTGCAAGCGGCGTTGTACAGCTATGTACTTGGCTCTGTTATTGCAGAGGCTGAAGAAGGAGCACCTGTTCAAGAATTCATACCTCTTGACTTTAATCCTTCTGGATACAAGGTGGATAACTTTGGATTCATTGTTATCTCCTCTCAGGACACAGTTAATCCAATGCGCTACAAATGCACTGAAAGTGACTTGTACGCAGGAATGAGTGGAGGAATACTTTCAAGAGGAAGAGAAGTAAAAGGGTTCATTAAGCTCACAGAAGAATATCTGTGGCATAAGAAAAATGATCTCTGGAGCTATCCTTATGAAGTGTATAAAGGCAATGGAGAAGTTGATATTGATGTATTCAAGAGTCCTATGGAGAAGATGTCCAAGGAACTCGGAGGAATATTTTGAGTGAGCTGACACCACAACAAAAGCTACTTGGAACATCTTGGGGAACTCTCTTGGGTGATGAGTTCAAAAAGGATTATATGGCGTCACTTTCGGGGATACTGAAAGAAGAAAGAAGAAGCTTTATCGTCTATCCACCTCAAGAAGATGTTTTCAACGCATACAAGATGACACCGTACAAAGATGTACGGGTTGTCATTATAGGGCAAGATCCTTATTACAAGCCTGATCAGGCAAATGGTCTTGCTTTTTCTGTCCCTGAGAATATGAAGAAAACTCCACCAACTCTCGATAATATCTTCCGTGAAGTGGAAGATGATCTGGGGGAGTTCAGACCTTATCATTCTTCTGATCTCAGCAGATGGGCAAAACAAGGAGTCTTCCTACTCAATGTAACGCTCACTGTACGACAGGGAAGACCAGCTTCTCATATGAATATAGGCTGGGAAAAATTTACCCTGAAAACAGTGCAGTACCTTAATGCAAGTGTTGGACCCATTGTGTTTATGCTCTGGGGAAACTTTGCAAGAGGATATAAGCATTACATTGACGATGGACATCATCTTGTTCTAGAAGCACCTCATCCATCTCCAAGAAGTGCTGACAGAGGTTTCTTTGGCTGTAAACATTTCAGCAAAGCAAACCAATTTCTGCAAGCAACCTACGGAGAGGATGCTATCATCAATTGGGTAGAACCCAAAGATAATCACCCTAATAAACCTGTTAACAGTTAAAACAAATACAAGACAAATGAGTAACACTGTATCAAGAACTGCCACCATTATCGCCAATCACGTAAATGAAAACGTACGTTTTGAGACTGAAGCTCAAACTTTCGGGGAATTGAAAGAAGAGCCAAAGGCTTCCAATCTTTTCGGCGGAAATATTCGCGTGATTGTTCGACAGAATCGAAATGAACTTACGATGGATAAGTCGAAGTTGCCTGATGGTGATTTTACTCTCATTATAGTTGCAGACAAAGTTAAGTCTGGAACTGATGAGTATGATGAAATGGGTTATCATGCTCTTCGTCAGGAATGCATTGATCGTGGGTTCGACACTGAAAAGTACAATGGTCCGGGAGTGACCATGAACATCATGCGAGCTCATCTGCGAGATGACGATCAGAATTCTACTTCTTCTGATGATCTCGTTTCCGATGCTCCTGAAACAGCTGTAGTTGATGCATCTGATGAAGATGTCAGTAGCTCTAATCGTTTCGAAGAAATGAAAGAGCGTATTGACAAAGCTGTCGCGGATTGCCGGGAAGAAGTAAACGATATTCTGCAAGAATATGCAGATATTCTGCCTGATTCTGTCATTCCTGATTACACTGATCTCATCGAAGAGATTAAGAGCGATCTGGGAGTGTAAGAACTCAACACTAATAAACATTCAGGGGAGTCTATTCGGGCTCCCCTTTTTTTAATTATGCTAATTTGATATGGAAGCAACAATTGATGAAAAAATTCATGATCTACTACGGAAATACCCTCGCATAGAAGAACTCTATGGAGAGCGACGGTGTGCTTCTACCCTATCTGACGAAATAGCTACCACAGAATACGAGTATAAACAGGCATTTATAGATGGTTCCGTAACAAGTGAACGATCTCATAAATCCATAAATGCTCTTACTGTTGGGGATGTATTCATAATAGACAGAGATGCCAGACGCATACCTGTAGAGTGCGAAGAAGATCAATCAATAGAAGCTCTTCGCAAATTATACTATCTAGGATACCGACGAGAAGGGTTAGAAGGCAATAAAAAGTGCTTTATCCGTGTCAATAAAATTAATGAAGAAGACGAAATTCTTCATTGTGAAGTTATAGGCTTTGCGTGTAACGGTATAAAGTTTACTATTAATATGAAGTCGGATAGATTCATAGAAAAAGTAAGCGGTGCATGGAGTGTTCCTCTGCTTCAAGAGAATAGCAGAACATTAGAAGAAGTTCGTTTTATATTTGAGCTCATTGATCTTTATAACAACAATAAGGAAGGGCTCAATAATATGATGGACAAGATCTATAACATTGCTAATGAGATATATCCGGGAATGGTGGATATGGTTAGCAAAGACGATCTTCGGGAACACTCTATTCTGCACGGTAGTTTCAGACATGGAGCTGTACGATGCCTTATAATCAAGTTTCCAGAAGTCATCATACGAAATAGAAAGGATGAATCTCATAAGATCAGGGATTTGTATGTTATCATACCTATTCGTTTAAATGGTGGAGTCGGAGGAGTACAAGGCACTCGTGGAACACTGGAAGCCAAAGAGGTGAAAGCAAACTATATGCATTCTCATCTTCCAAGGCGAACAGTAGGAATAGGATTTTTCTGTTTAGGAAGTGGATCATTTTCTACTAACTATTCTACGCTATCTGCTGGATTCGATGAAGAGTTATGGGAAGTCATGCTCACTCAACTACGTTATTATGTAGCTTGGGAGAGTTTAAGTGGTGGACCATATAATTACATCTACAGGGCTATTAGCGGAGGAGTAAAAACCAAGTCATATCTCAATAAAAGAACCATAAAACGTATCGTGAAGACGCTTAGAGGTCTCTTGCCACGAGATATGAAGAAAAATCTTCCCCGACTTACCATACATAGCAGTGGTAATGGCTTTACTCAGATAGAGATTGAAGGCTGGGGAGAAATAGGAGAATTCATACGCGACTATGAGTATAGCGATAAGGATGAGTTCTATTGTGATCTTGATGACTTTAAGAAAGCTTATACTCAGGTAACAATGGATAACCAAGAAATTGGAGATCTAACTCTGCGTGAGGCAAGAAATGCTGTAGAAGCATATAAGCGAAGAGACTCTTATCAGGACTTTTGGGCAGAGGACAGAGGATTCCGCTTCCAAGGTGAGCTTGTTCGTCAACAGGTTATTATCGATGAAGAGCTCTACAAAGAATCGTATGATACAGGTATTATTGATCTGAATGCTCAGCTCAAGTCATATCTGGAATCATATATTGCTATGAACTTCATGAATCAAGTAACGGAAGAAGTAAACAAATCAGAAAAGAAAAACAACAGACACAATGAGTACAAGCAGCAAATCGAAAATTTCCCAGAAGAAATCCTTACCAGTACACCAGTTTTCTGATCATCCTGTTCTCATTTTGAGTGACAATATTTGTTCTCAAATTAATTTTCTACACAAGAAGGTAGGAAAGACAGAATGGAGTGGCATTCTTTTATACTCTCATAAAGAGGGTAGTATTGAAGATGCTGATGATCTCGTTATGGTAGCCGAACAAATATTCTTGATGGATATTGGTACAGCTGCCGGGACAGAATACATCAATGATATTGATAGCATCCTCGAAATGGTTGAACGCTATCCACGTTATGAACAAGGTGAACTAAAAATAGGTCACATTCACTCTCATCACAACATGGATGCGTATTTCTCAAACGTGGACATGGATGAACTACAGATCAACTCCCCATCTCACAACTATTATCTCTCCCTCATTGTAAACTTTAAATCCAAACCGGTAGCAAAGATCTCCACTATTGCTGAAAAGAGAACGACAGAGATCGTTCATAGTGGCTCTTCTGAAGATGAAGTCATTAAACCAGTTCCTTCCGAAAAGGTTCTTGGTGTGTATGATGTCATTGTAACAGAAGATCTTCCTCAACATTTCTACGACAGATACTCTGTTATTCGCAAGAAAGCAGAAGAGGAGAAGAAAAAGAAAGCAGCTAAGAGGAAGCGTAATGCAAAAAAGTACAGTCCCAGAGCCAGTCAGACCGTAAAAGGTTGGGACCCGCACTCGACAGGATACGGAGCTGGTTCTGGGCAAAAGCAGATGAACTTTGGGGAACCTGATTTCAGTGAACCTCAGATAGATGAGTTCATCTATAAGTGGTTTAATCTCAACAAAAATATAGCAGTAGTTGGATCAGTTGATGGTGCTGTTGATCAGGTAGATCTACTCATGGAAGATGCAGATGGAGATACCATCACTCAGTATGTAGATCAACTGGAAAACTATCTTGAGGATTTTGCTATTACCATTGTTGGTAACGACTACTACCTCACAGATGATGAGTATCTGAAGTTGGTGAAAATTGTTATTCAAAAGCTAGAGCCGTATGAAGACAATAAAGTCATCAAGGATGTACTCAACATGCTCCAGCAATACGAAGAAATGATAACCGAAGCAATCGAGGAATATGAACGAACATAGAATTAGATTTCAAGATGCTATTTGGTATGACCCTGATTACGTCGTAACAGTAGGAGGAGCTGGCTCTATTGGGAGCTGGCTTCTTCTGTTCTTATCCAGAATTGGATATGACATCTATCTGTATGAAATGGATAGAGTGGAAGGACACAATATCGGTGGTCAACTTTATGGCAGAGGCGACATTGGTTCTACAAAGCAGGAAGCTATTCGGAAAAGAATAGAAAATCTTGCGATGCATAAACAAATCGAAGCTCTTGGTAAATTCGAACAGAACAATATCGTTACTCCTATTTGCTTTTCATGTTTTGATAATATGAAAGCACGAAAGGATATGTTTGCCAAGTGGGTAGAAACTGTAGCAGACAGGGATGAACTCTCTGTATTTATTGATGGAAGACTTACTGCTGAAAGTTTTCAAATGTACATTGTCACGCAAGATCGTATAGATGCATACGAAGAAACGTTGTTTGACGATGATGATATTGAAGAGCTGCCTTGCAGTTACAAAAGTACTTCCCATATAGCTGCGATGCTCGCAAGTCAAATGACTACCGGGCTAACTAATGCTATTGCTAATGACAAACATGGTGATATAAGAGATATTCCTTTCCAAACCAAGTTTGAAGCTAGTCTCTATCTCTATGAACAATTATTTGAGCCAGAAGAAGATGAGAAACAAGAAGCTTAGAAGTATATTTACGAACGTAGCCAGAGCTGGTAATGTAAGTTATGAAGCTAATCCAGAGGATAAAGAGTGTTCATTCTTATATTATTCCAGATACACTCCGTATGTACCCCTTCCTCTCGTCATTTCAGGCAAAGATATTATCCCTGTAGCTGTACATAAAACTATTGGTCGACCAAGATCAAGCAGCTATTTGAGGATGATAAAACGTTCCTTTAGCGTGAAATACGACTATCTCAAGGTAATGGGAACGAAAGGTGGATCTTACTATGCTGTAGGTCCGGGATGCTTTTATGCAAAGGTAAATAGGTTGACAAAAGAGCTAACTCCAGTATTCGTCATGTGTATTCATGGCTCTCTCTACAATCCGGAAGTGGGTTTTATAGAGAATATTCGAGAGAATAAGATATATCTGGAAGTCTTTATGCATAATGACATACGTAGTGTCAATTCGACACTTTGGAAATATATCAGAAAGCAATATATTCCATTGTTACAGCTGGAGGGAATACGTTTTAGTTTTATGAGTCCTGAACAGAT